ATCATTTTCGGAAGTAATTACTGCAACAGTAATTTTCTTTCCAATTATTACATCACAAAACTCGAAAGTTTTTCCTTTGATTTTTTTCATATTTACCTCGTTGTTTGTTAATCAATAATGAATTATGGCATAGGTCCCATAAAAAAGTCAAGGGGAAAAAAGGGGTTGATAAAAGCGACGAGCCACGATAGAACGAGGTACGAGTGTTGGCTCGTCGCTTTTATTATGATATTTACGTGCTGCAGGATGGTGTCGAGCAGGAGAGCTGCTGGATAAAAAAAGGGACGACTAACATCTCTGTTGTCGTCCCTTTGCCTAGGGTTATTACATAGGAAAAGAACCTAGGACTTATTGGGAGAATTACTTCCTCAAAATCATGATACCACCTCTCCTAAGTTTTGTTGTTGTACTCCTTCGGCGTAATCGTCGAAGCCCATATCCAGAACTACATGACCAATGCCATAAGATAATCTGACTCTCATTTCACAATCGTTGTGGACCATTTCGAATGTGACTGGGAACAAAGTATCTTCGGGAAAGTCCTCAAAGAACTCATCAGTTATTGTTCTGTTCCTACCTTCGTCAATGGACTTTTGATTAATCCTCTTGACATCTTGGTAGGTCATAAAGCTAACTGTGTTATTCATATGTAAATATTAGGATAAATCTCATAATATGTCAAGGGGGACTCAGGGGGTAAAAGCGACGAGACGACGCAGTGACCAGCAACGCCAATTTATAAGCAAAAGGTCCTACACTATTGAACGAGGATGTGTTATCCAACATATCATTCGGGCAATAGTGTATTGAAGACCTTTTGCTTATAAAAAAATTAGTGAATGGACACAGCGTTGGCTCGTCGCTTTTATTATGATTGTCCTGACCTGCAGGATGGTGTGCTGCTGGGAAGACGACAGATGTGAAAAAGGAGAGCCGAAGCTCTCCCTTCCATGATTGACAACAACATCATGCTGACGATTATATCATGTATCCCATAAAAAAGGGAAGCCGAAGCTTCCCTCTTTGTTTGATTAAGTTTAAGTTTTTTCTTCGTCCCTCCTGAGTGCTAATCTGCGTATGACTTCATCAATCTGCTCTTCAAGTCCTTGATACTCCTCAAGGTCTTTCAAGTGAAGTTCATGAAAACTACTTTTGTAGTGATTGTAAGCATCCCAAAACCCGTCAATTTTTTTCTGCAACCTTTCTATCTTTCTAGATATAGGTCTAACTTTTTCTATGACTTCTAGTTGAATATTCATTAAAGCTATGTAGTCATCTAGCATAGAGTCAAGTTGCTCCTCTTCTAGAGAAGAGATAACCTCTTCGGCTATCTCTTCTCTCATGTGTGTGGGCATACCAACCATTACTTTTTCCACTCCTTAAACCAGACCCTGACCTTGCCATTCGGTTGAATTTTTAAAGTCGGTATCTTCTTCAAATTTCTAAGAGCATTTGCCAAAGACACTGCTCTTGGATAACTTTCCATAAGTACGCTATCGCCAATCCTCATACACTCGGCAGTAAATTTAATCTTGCCTTGCTTACTCTCGATTGGGATACCCTTTTCTATTTTATAAGTTTCCATATTACCCCCTAGCAATTTCATGAATTATGAGCGTATAAAACATGCCCACGATTACACCAACCCAAATTAAAATAAGATAATCAAAATGAGCGATTGCGTGAGAGTGATATAAGAAGTTCCCTTTAAGAATTCCTAAACCTAGCAACAAAGTTGCTAGGCAAGAAATTAAAACTAGATAACCTTTTTTCATTAGTTCAAGTCTCCATTTGGAAGTCTAAGATTATTTAACTGACTCAACTCCATGACTTCCTCCATTTGCGTTGTGTCCATGTTGCCATTTGAAACAATGACAACCCCATTAACGACTAACTCGCGTAAGTCGTTTTCAAAACCTTGAAGTGCTACGCCTTCGTTGGTTGTTAATTGAAAGATGATTTTCATATTTACCTCTTTGTTGTTAATCAATATGTACATGATACAGATATATGTAATGTATGCAAATATATCTTAAGCAATCCCATTCATATAAATTAAGATAATGCAACTATTTCTTAGATTATTTTATTATATAAGATTGCTCTCATATAACTGGGGGGCATAAGGGGGGCATGATTACAGCGACAAGCCGACAAAAAAGAAGTCGAGGTACGAGACTGTCGGCTTGTCGCTGTAATCATGATAGCAGCAGAGGGGGGAGCCCCCCCAAACAGAATAACATCCATATACAGACATATATAAGTAAAGATATACACAAAAACTCTGGTATCAAAAACTTTGCATATGGGACCCCCCTTATGTAATATAAGCCCTAGGAGTCCCAGATGGAGAAAAAAATTTCTAGTTCCAAAAAATGTACGCATTGTAAAAAAGAAATTTCTCTGGAAAAGTTCACATCCCAAAGTACAAAATGCAAAGCTTGTGTTGATGTAGTAAGACGAAAGGCTGCTAGTGCAACTCCACAAAAATTTCTAACTCGCTCTTTCGGTCAACTCAAACATGCAAGAATAAAAAAAGAAAAAACAAAGAAAGGTTGGGACATAACACTAGAAGATGTTTTGGAACTATGGGATAAGCAAGAAGGTAGATGTGCACTAACCGGCTTGTTTATGACTTATCACAAAGATGGACGCGGCAGAAGAGACCTAAATGTTTCTATTGATAGAATAGACCCAGATATTGACTATTTAGTAACAAACATTCAACTAGTTTGTCTTAGAGCAAACACAATGAAACACACACTAAAAGAAGACGAGCTTTATTGGTGGGCTAAAAATATAGTAGAATGCAAAGAGAATGAGTAAAGACTTAGATATAGACCTAGAAACTCTAGCCGAACAATATCCTGACGCAGCTAAAAAGTTTCTTGCTTTGAAAGAAGCACTAGATTCCAAAACACTACAACGAGAAGGCAAAGATAACTTCATTCGTTATGTCAAACACATGTGGACCGACTTCATTGAAGGCGAACATCACAAGATATTTGCTCAAAAACTAGAAGATGTAGCCAATGGCAAGATAAAAAGACTGATAGTCAACATGCCACCAAGGCATACAAAGTCAGAATTTGCCTCTACTTTCTTTCCTAGCTGGTTGCTTGGCAGAAATCCAAAGCTAAAGCTTATGCAAATCACTCACACCGCAGAACTAGCCTTTCGTTTTGGTAGAAAAGTAAGAGATATTATTGACTCGGAAGAATACAAACAGGTTTTTCCTGATGTTTCCTTGAAACAAGACAGTAAATCAGCAGGAAGGTGGGAAACTAACAAAGGCGGAGAGGCATTTTACTCTGGTATTGGTGGTGCAGTAACTGGACGTGGTGCGGATTTGCTAGTTTTAGATGATATTCACTCGGAACAAGACGCACTTTCACCAAAAGCATTGGACAATGCTTGGGATTACTACAGTTCTGGACCAAGACAACGTCTACAACCGGGCGGTGCCATTGTAATAGTGATGACTAGATGGTCGACCAAGGACTTAACAGGTAGATTATTGGCTGCACAGACAGACCCGAAGGCAGATAAGTGGGAAGTAGTAGAGTTTCCAGCCATTTTTCCAGACACAGGCAACCCATTATGGAAAGAATTCTGGAGTATTGAGGAATTAGAGAGTATCAAAGCGTCTTTACCTGTCTCAAAGTGGTCAGCACAGTGGTTACAGAACCCAACTTCCGAAGAAGGAGCTATTTTAAAGCGTGAGTGGTGGCAAAAGTGGGACAAAGACCAGATTCCCAACATGCAATACGTAATTCAAAGCTACGATACGGCATTTTCTAAGAATGAAACTGCAGATTACTCGGCAATCACTACTTGGTGCGTGTTTTATCCAGAAGAAGCCCTAAGTGCACCAGCAATTTTGCTACTAGACGTGAAAAAAGGACGGTGGGACTTCCCAGAACTCAAAGAAGAAGCATTGAAGCAGTATAAATACTGGGAACCAGACACAGTCATCATAGAAGCCAAGGCATCTGGTATGCCACTAACACATGAACTACGTCAAATGGGAATTCCTGTTGTAAATTACACACCAAGCAGAGGACAAGACAAGGTTGCTAGAGTAAATGCAGTATCACCAATACTAGAATCAGGTATGGTGTACGTTCCTGAAGAGCGTTGGGCAGAAGAATTAGTAGAAGAATGTGCCGCTTTTCCATTTGGCGACCATGATGATTTAGTAGACTCAACCACACAAGCTTTGTTAAGATATAGGCAAGGTGGTTTCATAGGTCTCCATAATGACGAGAAACTAGAGGAACGTGAACCAAGATTAATAAAAAGTTATTACTAGATTATGGTAGACGAAATAAAAGCTCCCACTAATATTGAGAACATTTCTCAACTTTACGACAAAGACCCAACGACACAAAACGTTGCTGACACTTTTGTAGAGATAGACTCCCCACTTACAGGCGACGAAGAAGTAAATGTAGAACTTGCCCCAGACGGCTCTGCAGAAGTAGATTACTTTCCAGAAGATATACCACAAGAACCAGCGATTCCTTTTGATGCGAACTTAGCAGAGTTTATTGAGGACCAAGATTTAGATATGTTGAGTAGCGACTTAATTAGTGGCTACGAAGATGACAAAGCCAGTAGACAAGAATGGGAGGATACTTACATTCAAGGATTAGACTTACTTGGTTTTAAAATAGAGGACAGAGAAACTCCGTTTCCCGGAGC